TTCAACGTAGGCTGTTCTTCCGGGTCCCGGTGCAAATCTACCGCCTGCGTACAAAGAAGCCGATTGCGTTCCGAAAGACGCTCCACTTCTTCTACCTGAGTTCATATTTCCACCATTAGCCCACGAGCCTGCCCCTAGTGGCGCTTTGTATTTAAGTTTATTAGTAGTGGTGTTAAACCAAACTTGTCCCTCTATAGGATTAGTAGGGTCAGATGAAACTGCCTGTACTTTAATTCCATGTTTGTCTTTATAATCTGTCATTATTTATTCTTTATTAACCAGCCTTTTGTATCATCTACAAAGACCAAACAGTTACCTGCTCCCTCAACAGAAATTACTAGATCACTTGCTGCACCCTCTATGTTCTTTCCATTTCTTCCAATAGTTAAGTTGTTAGTATCAAATGTACTAGCGTAATCTTTAAACGATACTTCATCGCCAATAGATGGTGAGCTAGGTAAGGTCAAAGTAAATGCCCCACCTGTAGTATTAGCAAATACACCCTCACCTGCTGAAGCTGTATATGCACTTGTTTTAACTGCTTGCCAATCTGTGCCTGCTGATATTGTTGCACTCCCACCTAGAGAAACAGAACTGCCATTAAGTGTAATAGCTGAATTTGTTAATGAGCCATTAGCAATGTTTGAAAGCGTGTTACTAGAACCGCTAATAGTTTTATTGGTTAACGTATCGGTTGTTGCTTTGCCGACTAGCGTATCTGCTGCGGCTGGAAGCGTTACTGTAACATCTGCTGTTGAAGCTGGTCCAATTAAAGTTACTGCATTTGTGCCATTGTCTGTATCTTCTTTAAATAAAATAGAGCCAGCTGCAGATGATGAACCTGTTAATATGGGTGCTGTTAAACTTTTGTTGGTAAGTGTAGACGTAGAAGCGTCTGAAACTAAAGTAGAGTTACCGCCTGTGCTTGGTATTGTTAAAATATTTGAAGCTGATTCTGAATGTGGGGCAGCTTTTATTTGTTGTCCATGAGTGTTGTTTTCGCAATTAAACTGTATAGCACCTTGGTTTGTATTACCTTTTACTGTTACATGACCTGTTCCATGTGGTGCTAATTCTATATCTGCATTAGAGGTAGTAACAATATCTTGCCCATTCATGTCAAGATCGCCACCTAATTGTGGTGTGCTATCAGCTGCTACACTTGTAATACCACCAGCAGTAATTGATTCCCAGCCAGAGCCATCATAGTATTTTAATACATTGTTTGTTGAGTTATAAAATAAATCGCCCTCATCTAATGAATCTGTTGGGTCTGATGAACCTGTACGATATTGACTTGCAAAAGAATTAACACTAGAAATATTTGTTGCTACAGTATTAACATTTGCTTTTATAGCTTCTAGTGCATTTAAGTCAGATACAAAATCTGATGTTGCAAGACTATTTAAATCTGACACAAAATCAGATGTTGCTACTAAATTAAGGTCTGAAATAATATCAGATGTAGCTAATGTATTTAAGTCAGATACAAAGTCTGACGTAATTAACGAGGCTACTCCAGCCACACTCGAAACACTCGATGATATACCAGCTACAGTATTTACATTAGATATAGCTCCAGCAACGGTATTTATGTTACTTGCGTTACTTACAACAGATGTAACATTGCTAGCAATACCAGATACAGTGGTAACATCGCTGGATATACCAGCAATTGTTGTTACATCTGTGGCAGCAATTGTTGTTTGAACATCGCCATCACTATCAAATGTAAGCACTTTGGATGCTCTGGTAGCTTTTGCTGGTAATGTTACTGTTGCTGCAATAGAATCTGTATCTAATAATTTAACTGATCTATCTGACTGTTGGTCAATATCAGCTAATTTTGCATATACTTTGTCTAAATCTGTGTTAAGTGAAGTTATATCAAATGAGCCAGTTGTTGGAAAATCTGTAGAGCGTTCTATTGTAATATCTCTAATAATAGTAATAATGTCCCCAGCAGTAGTTCCACTACCACCCAAAGTAACAGTACCCCCAGCCCCAAACTCATAAGCACTATCACTAGCACTAGCTGTTCCTGAAATGCTGTACTTGTTAGCAGCACTCGGAGTTGCTTCATAAGTAAGTAAAGTTGTTCCATTATATACCTTTATATCAGATGTACTAAAAAACTCAAAAGGAATAGTAAAAGCAGTCTGGCTACCAGAAGCTGTGTAGGTTACTCTAGGCGTATTTTTAGCCGTTAATATAGTCATAATTACCTCTTATCTTAATAGTCTGTAGACCAATTGTAAATGGATTTAAACTTATCATCCCACCAAAGCAAGTTTTGTGTAGGTAATAAGTCTCTTACAGCCTTTTTTGTGTCTCTTGGTCCCAATTCGTCTGATGTCATAGCATCATATAAATCGTAAAATTTGCTACCAGCAGGTCCCATCAATACTCTATATTTGTCATGAGGTCTTGCTCTATTGTTGTCTGGGTCAAATGGGTCTGGCATTCCTAACATTGGTCTTAATCCATATTGATTATCTGTTGCATTTTCAATCATGCCCGGAACGTCACTAAATATTCCTAATACACCAGATCGCTCTACTCCAGATAAAAACTTTTCTTGATGTGATTTTCTAAACCACATCTCAGGAGCTTTTAAATAATCTCCATAAGCACCGAAAGCAATCATAGCCATTGCGCCTTGCATTAGATAAAAGTCTCTACCTGTTACACCAGCCATTAATAATTTTCTATTCGAAGCTACCATCCAACTCATAAATTGAAATGGCAAAGACATAAAAGCATTTTGAAATTTAACACCATAAGCGTGTTCTTGAAATCCAAATTTTTGCAAAAGCTCATTACCAGCTACAATTTTTCTAAATGATTCTGACGGTATATCAACAACACCAAACATCATATTTATTTTATCTGCAGGGCTAGGAGTAATAATTGTTCTTTCTATATCCATTTGAACGGCTGCTCTAAATTTTTGTATCGCATGATTTCCGTATTTTTTACTACCCCATGCTTTTGTATTTGCAAGTATTAACCCAGTTTTTTCTTTTTGCCACGGCATTTTAGCTATTAATTTAGCGTCATCTATACTAATGTTATATGAATTTAATCTAAATATTTCGTCTTTTGTAGCAGTACCATTTGATACTTTTACAATATCTTCTATAAACCTTTTTTGAGATATAATCCCAGTCCATCTTTTCATTAACAAAGTCCACGGCGTAAGACCATTAGCCCAATACCAAGCACCTTGCGACCTTTGTAAAAGGTTAGAACCTACTGGTCCAATTCCTGTAGTGTACCTTTCCATAGCCCCCATGTTATTTGCTAACTCATGTGCATGGTAAAGAAAGTCATGGTCTTTTGCCATTTTAATATATGCTTGTTTGTTATTTATCATTGTGCCAAAAAACTCTGGAAACGCTCTAGACATTCCATTAACCATAATTGGTCTTCCAGCGTCTGCATATGCTGTGTAAAGAACCTTACCCATAGTATTAAACGATGTTAAATTACGAGCAAACTGTCCTAATACTTTATCTATAGCTGTAATATCCTTATTGTTATATGTTCCATACATTTTTTCTTTAGCACCATTTATAGCACCCAAACCTTTATTCATTGCCGTAATTTGTTTTTTAGTTTTTATATTACCTTTTGATAATATTTCTAATTCTGTCTTAATTAAAAAATCATCTAAATGCCTGTCTCCAAAACTTCTTTGCATTTCAATAGCCATGCCCATTCTGTTTGCATACATTCTTGTTATTTGAGTTAAGTCAGTTTCTAAAAATTCTTCTATTTCTTTGCTTTCAATTCTTAGCGATCTTTCCATCAATGGTCTTGCACCTGATTTATAAGCACCACCTGTTCTTCCAAAAGCCATTAATCCATCAGCGTCATTTCTAGCTGATTGTTGTAATATGTTTTCAGTAATATCATCTACTAGTTCATCTACATTACCGTTTCTTTTTTGCAATCTACCAGCATATAAACCAGCATTATTTGTTATATGAGTTCTTATCTTGGTTTTAAAACCCTCTAAATTTTTACTAATTTTGTCAAAACTATAATACCTTGCAACGTATGTTTGTTTAAATTCATCGGTTAATGGATTTATTAAACCATCATCCATATCTTGTTTTTGTGATTTTGCTTTTCCTAACTGTGCATTTGTTCTAGTTTTTAACTCTTCAAATCTTGCTTTAGCTTCTGGAGTAAAATTTTTACTTTTAATATTTTTATCTAGTTGTTTTATAATGCCATCATAAAAATCAATTTTGTTTCCTAGATTTCTTTGACTTACAAACATTCCTAATCTTGTAGCTTCTTTTTCAAATTTATCAAAAAACTTTCTTGATATATCGACTGCCTTAATAATATTTTTGTCAGTTAATGATTTGTATATATCTTGATCTGATATAGCTTGAAACACTTTGCGACTAAATTCTGAATAAATATGAACGGGTTCTTGGCTTGGGTCTACTATTCCTTTTAAATTGTAGCCAAGTTTAAGTCTTGCAGATTCTAAATCTATATTACCTACAGTTCCAAGCAATCTGTTATCATCTCCTTTTGCAAAAGAAACAAAAGCGTCATCAAATTCTTTTTGAAACTCATCTAAAGTTTTTCCCCACCTATTCATTGTCCTTGTGTGAACAGATGAATTTAAAACTATGCCCTCTTTTTGAGCCCTCGTAACAATAGAACTGTCTCCATTTATTTCTAACATTGCTTTAGCTAGTGTGTTTGCTGATTCATCATCAATTCCTCTTAGTGCATTTGACACTTTTCCTTGGTCATAAAATTTATCAATTTGCTTCAACATAAAAGATAATACAGGTACATCTCCATAGTCAGTTCTGTAGTCTCCAGTTTTGTTTTTTAATGCTTTGTTGTATGTATCGTAGTTTAAAGCTTGTTCATACTCAGCTACAGATTCGCCAGTGTTTCTATCCCTAAAAGCCGTTTCTCTGTTTATTTCTTTTTTAATATAAAACTCTGTAAGTTGGTCTGAGTTTTTAAATTTATCTGCTATTTCTTTTGGCATTGTTGCTGGTGTTTGACTGTCTAAGTTACCAGCTATATGTTTTTTAGAATCAAACATTCTTTGTATATACTCTGTATTAACTATTGCTTTGGTTTCATCTCCATCTTGCACAATTCTAATTGGTGCTTTTCTTGGTAGTCCTTGAACAGAATATACATCTGTGGTTCTGTCTATGTTTATTTTTTTTGTTACAGGTTTTTCTATCCAATTAGTATTTTTTTTAGAAATATTAATTGCGTCGCTTTCTGGAATATGTTTTCCATTCATATCTTGAAATGTTTTTGTTTCTCCCTCTTGTACTCTTATTATTTTTATATCTGGATATTCTTTTTGTATATTAATAAGTTCACCGTCAAAAATTTTTTCACCATTTGTTTCTTTAGTGCCTTTTGCAATGTTATTTATTATTCCGTTTTCACCACCTTTGTCATCTACAATTTCTTTTTTTATAGATTTTTCTAATCCTCTTCTTCCTAAAAATCCATTAAATAATCCACCAAAAAGAAAAGAACTTCCTACATACATTATGGTTTCATCGTCAGTAGCTGTTGGGTCAAAGTGTCTTCTTATAGGTTCTGTAGCACCTACAGATAAAGATGATATTGCTCCACCTTTATAAAATCTACTACCAAATTTTACACCAGCGCCGAATAAACCTAGTGGTACAAAATTTTCTGGGTTTAATAAATTACCAACTAAAGCTGGACCCATAACCCTATCTGACCTTGACAACCTTTCTTTTCTATAAAGGTTTCTATCTATTCTTGCTTTAATGTTATCAGCTTCTTCTTGGTTTCTAGCATTAAGAAATTGATCTTCATAATCTTCATAGCCCTCTAAATAATTATTTTGGTATGGATTAAAATTTAAATCTATTTCTCTACTGTAGCTACTATCATAAATGTAATTGTTTTCTATAGACTGTCCTACCCAGTTAATCCAAAATTCATCAACAGTATCTTGCCAAAAAGTCCTGTCTTCTGGTTGATATTTTTTAAGATAAGACCCTACTGGTTTTTTTACATTACCAGTTAACTGTATTGGTTCTTTTATTTCTTCTTGAACAATTTTTCTTTGCTCGTCAAACTCATTAAATTGTTCTTCTCTAGTCCTTGTTATTTCTATAGGGCTTATATATTTTTTACTCATCTTCTTGTTCTGATTGTTCATATAAAGCATTTGCTACACCACTAAAATATTCTGGTCCGAATACAATAGGGTCACCAAAAGAATCTCTAACAATCATAGGGTCGTATTTGTTTTTTCCTACGTGAAATAATGTATAGCTTACAGTTCCATCATTGTCTAAGTTTGGATAAAGTTTGTAATTACTTTTAGCCCAATGCCCTCGTGCTGGTTCCGATAAACTTTCTAAAACTGGGTCTACTGGTAAGCCACTTCTTTGTATTCTTCCATCTTTTCCTGTTTTTAGATTTAAAGCAAAGTCTTGTAAACTACTATCAATAAGAGTTCTATCTTCAATTACTTTTAAAATATCTTCTCTTATAGTTCTTGCTAACAATAATCCACCATCTGCAAAAGCTGGACCATAAACTTTTTCTGGTGCGTATTTCATTATTGTAGGTGGCAATTGGTCCATGTTTAATTGATTAGATACTTCTTCATATCCAGTCAAAGAAAACCCAGCATATGTTTTTCCATAAGATTCTTTTTCTTGTAATGTGTTTATAGCATTTGCTATATAAGTTTTTAATGTTGGTCTGTTAGGTGCCATTAAACTTTTAGATATATCTGATAAAACTATATTTTTAATATCTGTATATGCCATAGCACCTATGACATCATAAGCTTGTGAATCAACTAATTCATTTAAATCTTTAAACAAATCATTAGCAGTTTTATATGATTTATCTAAACTAACAGTATTCGGATTATCTTGTAGGATTTTGTTTATACTGCCACTAAATATTTTTCTTAACTCAGTATCTCCCACATCTCTTTTTCTTTTTTCAAATGCTTGAGTTATAACTGCCGCAACATTGTTTTCACTTGCATTGTTAATTTCAGCATTTTGAGATATATAATTCATCATGTATCTAGCATTGTCATCAAACCCCATATCTGTATGAAATGCGTCAAGATCGTTTGCCATTTCAGATATCAAAGGTAAATGTTTTATTACTCCATCGACATTATATCCATTTAAATATCCATTTATTTCTGCAACTTTTGATGAGGGCAACGCTCTTATTCCTTTAGTTTTATATGTCCAACGATGAAAGTCTAATATTTCACCAGACCTTTCATATTCAGCCATGGTTCCTACTCTACGCTCAGATTCTAAATATTCCTCAAATAATTGTGACGCAAATTCAGGGTCATCTAAAACTAAATTTCTATTTTTTGACGGTACAGCAGAAGCTGAACCTGTTTTGTAATCTCTTCTCATTGTATTGAGATGTAGATATCTTGTATTTAAAACATTGAGTGCGTTATGTTGTCCTGTGTAAAAATTTTTTAACCTAGTATATTGAGCTACTTTGTTTCCGTCTAAAGAAGCTACCAATTGTTCTCTGGTAATTTCTTTATTTCCAATTTTTAATCCATCAGAAAAATTATTTTCAAAAGCTTGTTTTATTTTATTTAGTATATTTAGGTTGTTTCTATTAATGTTATCTCTGTCAAACATTCCTCCTAAATTAATTCCTAATAATTCTTTTACATTTTTATTTGTAGCTAATGTACTTAACGCTTTTTCTCTTGCTGTTTTAATTTTATTGTTTGGAATAGTTCCCTCTCTAAATCGTATAGCGTCTTCTACATCTTGCTTTAAAATATCATAAGAAAGATTATCTTCATTTAACAAAACGTCATCAGCACTAAACAATATGCCTGTTATTTCTTTTCCTAGTTCAGCAGTATTTCTTGTAACTTCTGCTCTTTGATGTGTTTTATCAACATAAAATTTTGCATTTGTTATTTGATTTTCAGCAACAATTTTTGCTCTTCCTCTATCTTCTGGTGGTAAACTATCAAAAAATAATGATAGGTCTGCTCTAGTGCTTTTGTCAAAATCTGCAACAGATTCTTCCATTGATTCTGATTTGTTTCTATTGGTAAGGACAATTGATGAAGATACATTTTCAAGCTCATTCATTCTTTTTTTATCCATTAACTCCCAATACTTTATATTTCCTGTTTTTCCTAGATCATTTCTTTGAACATGTTTTATTGGTACCTTTACTTCTTGTCCACCAATATTTTTAGTCTCATATTGAAACTCGTAATTGTTTGCTCTATCTATTGCTTCTATTTTTCCAGATTCAACAGCTTTATCAAAAGCATTTTTAGATACAGTCTTAGTTAAACTTGCTATTTGAGTAGCAATTTCATCTTGTATCTGAGCAGGTTTAGCAGAACCTCTGCTAACTCCTATTCTGCTTTCATACAACGCACGTTGTTTTTCTTCTATTAATGCCATTTATTGACCTAATAATTTTTTACTCAATGATTGACTGTCTGGAGTTTCAGCACTAATACTTGAATATGTAAGCATTCCTTTTGCTATTGTTGTAAGCCCTTGTGCTTTTCCACCTCTTAAATTTGCTTCTTTATCTAATCTAGCTATGTTTTCTAAGTCTCTTGCACTTGTAATATCATCAAGTCCTTTCAATGAAATAGCGTCTACGTCTCTTAAATACTGGTCTCTTTGTGTAGAAAAAAAAGCTTTATATGATTCACTAGATAAATCAACATTAGAAAAAGCCATAATAGATAAGTTCTTTTTATAGTTTCTATCGTATTCTCTTTTTCTAGCACTTTCTCTCAAATCTGTTTCTAGTTGTTTTCTTTGAGCGTCTCTTTTGTATTGATCTATTTGGTATTGATTTTGTGCGGCAGCAAGACCAGCAGCTTTTCTTTGTTGACCAGCACTAAATAAACTCATACCCAGAGAACCTATTGGACCACCCATTATAGATAATCCTGTTCCAATTGCTTGTGATATTCCTGTATTAGCAAATCCAGCTATTGCTGTTGAAGCTCCTACTGTGCTTATACCTGTAGCTACACCAACACTATTTACTAGGTTTGCTGTTAATACCATTGTTGCTGGGTCACACATTAAAAATATACCTCCGAAGTTATTCCCAATATTCTTAATGGCAATGGTACTGACTGAGTAATATCAATAGCAGGCTCATTGTCATATCCTAAAAAGTATACATTCTTCTTTCCAGTATAACTAGAAATGGTTGAAGATGTATCAATAGTTGTTTCATTTATTAAAATGTCATTAGAATTAACGGTTAAGTTATACGTACTCGATAGTTCTAGTATACATTTTGCTATTTTTGTAGGGTTACCAGTTAAAGGATTTTGTGTGCCAGTAGCAGTAACTTTAGCATTAACAGGCAATGTTTTTATTTGCATAGTAAAATCCGTTCCAATGTCTACAGAAGAAGCTGGAGTATCTAAAACTACTACACCTCCTGACGTAACTGTTCCTTTTCCATAATAATTAATATTACCTGATTCTGTGCTACCAGATGTTCCGTGTACTTCTAGTCCTCTCATATCTGGATTGCTATTTAACGCAGAAAACGTTCTTGATGTTGTAAATTGTAAAGCTACTCCATCTGACTGCGAAACTGATTGATCTAAAACTATTACATACTCTCCGCTATTTGCTGTTGCTGTTACAGAATTTATTGTATAAACAGTACCTGTTCCAGCAAATTGAAATGATTCACCTATATTTGGTGCATTTGTAAATCCATCAGCAATAAACGTAGTAGCAGAAGAAAAACTACCGTTTGTTAAAGGTGAACCATGAGGTTGATAAGAACCTGATAAAGTTTTTGAAACAGTCATGTCTGTTGGCACATCAAAAGATGTTGAAGCAAACTGCTCTAAATAATAAACATCTGCTGAATTTATAGTTCTTTTTACTGCAATATAAACAAAATCTGTTGAACAAGCTACTGACTGTATAATTCCAGTTGTAGACCATTGCACCCAACCTTGTAATTCTTGTATTTTTTGTGACGAGTAAACACCTAATGTTCCATCTGTGTTTACCAAAAAGTATAATTGTTCGTCTCGATCTGCTAATGATTTTATTCTGTCTGCGTCTATTGGCGTAGAAACCAAATGACTAGATAATAACGAAATAGGAGCTGAAACAAATTCTTCTGTAGAAGCATTAAAAGTGTACTCTCTTACTGTTTTTCCGTTTGTTTGCACAAATATTGTAGAACCATCAAATATTTTTGCTCTTGCAGGAAGCTGACATCCCAAAGAACTTTGTCTAACTATTTGCAAATCAGTAGGTGTAAGGGGTTTTCCTATTTGTGGTTTAAGAAAAAACTCTGCTGTGTTTGTTAATATTTCTAAAACTTTACCAGATATAATATGTCTTATTTCATTTATCTCATCAGACGCTATTTGTATTTGTATTGAATCAGAATCAGCTGCTTCTCCTACATCAAACTTAAAAAAATCTCCTACGTTGCTTCCTTGTATTCCATCTGGTAATGACGGAACTCCAGCAAAAAATAATCTTTGTTCGTGAAATGCTACGGTTTTAGGAAAACCATTTGCAGTAGACAAAACTTGTTCTTGCCAATCTCTAGTAGGTGCATGTGTTTTTATAATAACTCTAACACCCCCGCCATCTACAGATTCTGTGGCTGTATCACCTGAACCAGCAGTATAAGTATAATGGTTATCATCTACCACAGTAATAGTTCTTGTTCCATTTATGTTTCCTTGTGCTAATCCAGCCCCATCATCATCAAATATATCTTCTGAACCAGATAAAACTATAGAAGCTCCTGTAGATAAACCATGATTTGCGTGAGTAACTTTTATTGTTGAAGAACCCTGTTGTGTAGCAAATGGGTCATCATCTAGTTCAACAAATAAATCGTCTTTTAATGTAACTGTTATAGAAGTTGCACTAGAATATCCAGTAACCGTAGCTTCTGTTCCATATATTTTTAGCGTTGTTCCTACATAATCAGATGTAAAATATGAAGCACTAGATGTGACTGTAACTCCTGTGCCAGCACTTGATGAATCTGCGTCTAATGTAACTGTATTATCAGCAAACTTAAAGTAAGGCTGATATGTAATTTTTCCATTTAAACTAGTATCAAATGCAAAATCTGTTCTAGTAAAAGTTGTTGCTCCTGTTCTTTTTATGACTGACGGAATAAAGTTTTCATTTACTACAATCATAGTATCGGCTTGTTGGGATAAATTTAAATTTTTTAATTGTGCCGTAGTCCACGGACAACTTGTAATAGTTTGTAATAATGTTCCATTTGTTGAATAAATTTTTAATGCTGTATTTTGAAACGCAAATATATATTCCTGTTCTCCACTAAATATGAAAGGTTCAAGCCTTGATTCTGCTCCTAAATCGGCTCTCCAAAATGTCCCACCCCTCCTTTCAATTGCCCCTTGGTTTCTGCATATTACGTTTCTAGCTTTATCTAATGATTTGCTATAAGCGTTTAAATCGTTTCGTGAAATAAGATTAGGGTCTACTTCTCCTCCACTAAAATTTGCTTGATGAATTCTTGTTGTTGCCATTATGAAGATACTTTAGCTTTTACAGTCCCCAAACTTCCAGAGTTTCTTCTATTTCTAAATCTGTCTACATCTGCACGTCTTGTTGTTTGTGCTTGTGAATCTTGTGATTTGGCAATAGATAGTTGCCCTTGTGCTTTTCTTTGATACAAAAGAGATAATGAATCGTTTCTTGCTATAGCTCCAGAAAATAATGAAGCTAATTCAAATACTAATGCGGATTTAAAATATGGTGGAAAGTCTGCTTCTGACGGTTGAAATGTATAATCTGCTATTACTACATCAGTTGATGTAGCGTCGCAAAAAATCTGATCGTTATATCTATCATACTGAATAACATTATCTGAAACAGTTATTGTATTCATTACCAAAGCGTCTGATGGCAACGAATAAGCTGAAGAAAATCTTCCTAAAGGTTTATCGGTTTTTCTAGATAGTTGTTGTTGTTTAGTTGAAAATCTCCATCTACATCTGGTTAACATAGTTTCTAAAGTCATGTTATATAATTGATTGCAGACTTTGGATTCAGTTGTATTTTCACTAAATGAGTTGATAGTGTTTGCTCCTACTAAAACTAGGGCTTGGTTACATATATCAAATTTACTATCTGTCATAATATTTGGGCGGGGCTGGGAATAATATGAGTGAAATAACCCAGCCCCTAAGTACGTTATGTACCGTTAGTTGTCGTTACAGTTGTCGCTGCAGTTGCACTTGTTACAAATAATAAATCTCCAGTTGCAGTACCACCTGTGGTACCTACAGCTAAGATAATATCAAATTGTTTCAAGTCAGCAGTGACTGAATTAAAGTAACCTGAACCAGCAATAGTTGCTGGTGCGTCAGTACTCTTATAAATAAAGAGATTTTGATCGCCTGCGCCAGCTACCTTTTTTAAGTTTGTTGCGTCTAAAGCCATGTTATCCTCCTTATTCTGTTATTTGACATTCAATAGCACCGTCGTTGTCAATCATGACAGCTCCTGCACTAAAGTATGATGTTATTAAATTACTTACTTTTTCTGGTAAATAGTTCATTTCAGTAGTAATGTCCTGTCCACTAGCCATCCCAACAGCTGTGTTGTGATATGCGTGACAGTCCCTAGTTGTACTTGAAATGGATAACCCAGAATGAGTAAACCATAAGAAACCTAACCAACGCTTGGCAGTCATTCCACCAGCATATGGTAAGTCTCCCTCTCCTACGTATTCTGCTCTGCTGAATTGATCTATTTGTAATAGGTCAGCCCAACCAGCAGGTGATACAACAAAGTATCTTTGTCCGTCATCAGGGATATCTGCTTCGCCAAATGCTTCATATACTGTTAAAGCTTTAGCTAGCGTCAATGCCGCTGAACCATGAACTACGTTGTTTGAGTTAGAGCCAGCGTCTAATACATCTATTATTAACTGGTCTACTTTACGTCCAAGAGCCGAAGCAGCTGATTGAGCTAATATTTGTCTTTCGTCAATATTTGTTTTTAGCTCATCAAGTTTGTCAACCATATCCGCAGCATAGAAATCACTTAATGTGACATCTACTGTAGAATGTGTTAACTCCATTGTTGGAACTTCACCGTGTCTAGATTTAGTAGACGCTGTGCCTGTTCCTACTTTTTGGAATCTTGCTTGGTTACCTTGAACATTTGATGTTTGTCTTACCGTATTCTTAAGCTTTGAACCCATTCTTTGATAAGCCATGTGGACTTCGGATTCAAACTGCTTAATAAACGAATTTGTAATTTGAGTTGCCATTTAACTCTCTCCTTAAAAATTATCATTTAATGTTCTAACAGTTGTCCCTTATCTGCTTTTTCGGTTGTCCATACTGGACCGATATCATCAATAATGGGCTGTATATTTCCAGATACACCCTGTATCTGCCTATAAAAATACAACATTTCAATATCTTTAACAAGCAAATGATTTCTTTTAAACAAAAAACCCTGCCATTTTAACCACTTTATTGTAGAAATATTATGAATTGGTACAAAATTAAACACATAATCATAGTCAGATAGAAAGTAATCTGTCCATTTGTTATTTCTTTTAGCAAAATATAGTGATTGTTTTCTAGTAAATTGCTTAGAAAGAAACCATACAGCACCTTTTTTGGTTTCATTCATCAAAGGAATAACACCAAACATAGCAATAACTTCCTTGTCTGCAGTCATTACTGTGTACGTATTTATATTTTTTCTGTATCTATAACGAAAAGGAGAAAGCAAAGAAGTCAATGGGTCATTGCCCATAATTGCTAGCTCCTCTTTATCTGATTGTTTTAGGTGAGGTGCCAGTTCATAGGAATGATCTGGCAATCCTCGTTCGACATAAAGTCTAGCTGTCTCCATACAACCTAGCAAAGTCATCATCTACTTCCTTGATGTAAGCTGGGTCCTTATGTCTGGGGTCAAAGTATTTAGGGTCTTTCATCTTCTCTCTTACTTTAGCAAGAGTTAATGGAGACTGTGGTTTTGCTACTGCGTCTGCCATTACCCTAGTTGACTTAGTTAGATTCTGTACTTTTTCTAAAATATCAACGCCTAATGCAGATGTTCCTAAAGTATATTGAATTAACTGTGCTTCTTCTGGTGTAAAGTTTGCAGTTACAAAAGAATTTGCAGCGTCAAGTCTCTCAGGTCCATTGTCTCCAAGCTTTTTAGATTCTTCTTCAAAAGCTTTTTGTTGTGGATAGACAAGTTTATCCAAATACATGTTAACTAAGTTTTTAAATTGATCTGGTGATACCTTGTTTTCATGGGCATATTTTCTAAAATCTTCCATAATCGGGTTAGATTCTACCATTTCTTCATTAATTCCCTCTAACAAATCAGGAAGCTCATACTTATCTGGCGATTCAGGAATAAGTTCTTTGCTTTCTAAATCCATTTTAGACTTAATTCTTTCTTCCCATGCTTCTTCTTTTCCAGAAATAAGCTGTTCTGCATTGCTATATGAGTGGCATATATCTTGAAGTTTAACTTCACCAGTTTCTTCATTCCAAAATTTTTCTGGTACAAAGTCTGGTCTATCTGCTAAAACTTCAGGTTCAGATGTTTCACGTGAAACATTTTCTGTTTCTTGTTGTACGGGTTCTTGTGTTGCTTGTTCAGTAGATTCTACTGCTTGTTGCTCTTCAGCCATTGTTATTCTCCTTAACTAATTTTTGACTAGTACCTTTGTTGATTCTTCTTTGTAATAAACCAACAATGTATCTTTGTCCCTCTAAATGTCTCAATTGTTCATTGGATATTTCTGGACCAGCTACTGCGTCTAAGGTTAAGGATTTCAAGTACTTTAAGATTTCTTTTCCTGATACGGTGTTGAATACACCAAAACACAAAGTATTTAAGTTCTCCTCATCTTTAGATTGTCTGGTCATACCGTCTAATCCAATAAGTTTATTGGGCTTGTTCTCTGTCATAAAGACCTCACTTTTTCTTTTTTTTCTTCTTCATGCTGTCCTTTTTCTTTTTCATTGGTGGACGACCAACCTTACTTCCATAAGTTCCTTTACCCATTGGCATAATTATTCTCCTTGTGGTTCTGTTGATTGCTGTTGTTGAGCCATCATTTGTTGCATTTGTTGAGCTGCGGCTTGCATTTCCTCTTCAGAACGCACCAATTCTTCTGGCACCCCTAGTTTTTTAGCTACATACTTAGCTACTTTCATTTGATCTACTATCAAATTTGTAAGTTCTGGACCTACTCTGCCTTGTATCATTGCTAAAAATCTGTCTACTGTAGCTACATCTTGTTGGTATTGTGCCTGTGCTAGTGGACTTGATGAAGTTACTTTTATTTCTCTACCGTTTACTTTAGGTATTTTAATTCTTCCTTGTTTTTTAAGGATATAAACTACTCTTTGTAATACTGGTGTTACTAATTCTGCTTGTAATCTTCCGAATGCTGCACCAATTTGACGTGATAAATCAGCTTGTCTTTCTGCTACTTCTGTTGCAGACATTGGTGTAGATTGATTAGGCATTCCCAACATATCATTATATAAGGCTTTCTTAATATTGTTTCTTTGGTCTTTTAAAACCAAGTCACTAACATTAAAGTTTCCAGCTTGTGGTATTGGCTGTAGTCCAGACGACCCAGCAGCTTTAGGAATTATTGTTCCCGGAATCAATGAGATATTATCTACGTTAACTACGCCGTCATCTTCAACTTGATACATGCCAGATATAGACATCTGTGCATTTTCTAAAACCATTTCAATAAGTAGGTTTGCAGTCTTAATAGCAGGTAAAGCGTTCATTAATGGTCCACGACCATAGGTTTCTCCGCTACTTTTAGACCATCTGTATACAATAAATGGGTTAGCACCTAGCCCTTTATAGACTTCTTCGTATATTTTATGCTCATGTTCTGGTGAAATAGCACAATAATGGTACTCATCATCCTTTGTATTGGCATGATTTTTGTATACAACCTCTATGATTTCACACATTTTTTCAGGATTTTCTATCATATCACGCTTCATATCGTCGCTAAGTTGTCCATCTGGGTAAGCAATTAACATATCTTTTGCTCTAATTTGTCTTTCTCTAAACACATGATCGACCTTATCATCATATCCAGATGACAAATAAACCTGTGGTAATGGAATACTTTTGAAAACTATAGGGTTAACTGCGTCTCCCTCTTCTACTAAAAGCACTGCTGTTCCTAATGCTATGTCTAAAAATGATTCATGTACTTCTTGTGAGAAGTTAGAGTTTTGCAATAACTCAAATACATATTCAGTTACTTCGTCTAGTAACAGGTCTACTTCTTTTTTATCTTCCTTTGGAATTTCATTACCAGCCCTGAATTCTGCCCATCTACTGAAGTTTGGTACGATTCCTGACTGTAATCTTGAAGCAAACTCTTGGATTCCAACGACTGCTGTCTCATCAAAGATTCTATCTGTGCGTCTTCTACCCTGTGTTTCATCATAAAATGATTCTTTTTGTGGTAAAGCAAACTCATAGCACTCTTCAAACGTGCCTTTCCATTGGTCTTTTACTGCTTTTGCAGATTCATAACGCTTTAATAAAGCATTAACAGGACTATCATGTTGGCTAATACTAGGAGCGTAGGTGTCTATTACAGCCAAATTATGCTCCTAGTGTACGATTACTCATAAGTTCAGAGCCAACTTTAAAACCCTGTCCCCCTGTTCTACCAGTTAAGAGCGATCTTCTGCCTGTTGTCCCATACAAAGCGGCGATTCTATTTTCTAAATCATCACGTTTTTTCTCAGCCGTTTCTTTCTGCTCGTCTTCTCGCATTCTTTTACGAGCGTCTCTTGCACTCTCATCCTCTGGTGGAGGTGGGGGTGGTGCAGGAATACTTGGGCTACTAAATGGATTTCCACACATTTCTATTTTCTCCTTTCATAAATTGATTTTGATTTCAAATCAAACACATTAAAGTTTCTTTTAGCTACTACTGGTCTTGAATTAGATTGACCTACTGTCAAGCTTCTTCCCTCTCCAGCACCTAGCAACATGTACTGTAATGCGTCATGTATATGCGAAAACCTATTCTTGTTAGGCTTTTCATCGTATCTTTCTCCTGATACTTGCATACGTCTGTAATGATAACCTCCATCAAAACCTTTTATAATGTTAACGCACTTAGGGTCTATTAATAAACCACTTTCGCCATCAATCATTCTCTGTAATGTAGCATTGACACTTTCCAAACGCAATGAAACATCGTTGGAATGAGTTGGTCTTGCCATAATTCCTCTGCCTTTTAGTATCTGAAATGGTGTAGATTCGTCTGTCTGCGCCCTATGGTCACCTGCTGGGTCGCCAAATATTGTAAAATCTCTAGGTAAATACTCTGCCATTTTAGATTTCATTAGATCGCTAAAGCGTAATATACCCATATCCTCTGCTACAAGCTCATCAATGATAAGCCATCTACCTCTAAGTTTCTGCCCAAAGACACACGCTGGGGTTAATCCAAAGTCTATGCCTACGTAAACTGGGGCTTGTGGCACTATAGCTATATCGCTTTTAGCTATATGCACATCTCTATTAAACATTTCATATACAGGTTTCCCATCTTCTACTTGACCTAATTTGTTTAAAACATAGACATCAATCCATGATTTGGTCTTACCACGTATAATATTTTCATAATAATTCTTAGTTAGATTCTTTCCATTTTCTTTGTTAGTATTGTCGTTATAGGTGTTCAATTCACCTCTATCATCGTACTGCTCTAACATAGCTGGGGGTTGATTAAAAAACCTCCAGTTATCAGGCTTCACTAACATCTTAGCTTCTTGCTTAGTTATATAATCTGGGATAACAGTTTCACCTGCAAGGATTGACCACCAATGGTCTGTATCTGGTGGGTTGGTATCACATATAACGCCATACCATGTGGGACCACCGTCACGCATACTAGGATATCTTCCAACCCTCATGGTACATGCGTCAACAATTGACTTAGGTATTTCTCTTGCTTCATTAATCCATACGCCTGTTAGCTCCAATGATAGTAGTTTCTTGACATCTTCTGGTCTATCAAGGGCTAAAAAGATAACTTCCAATTCTAAATCGCCTTTTTTTATTTTATGGGTATAGGGTACTGACCATGTAAACTTGCCCCACGTTTCTTCAGGAAACCAATCAATCCACGTTTTTATTGTAGTTGTTTTCAATTGTGGGTTGGTATTTCTTATCACAGCCCATCTTGATCTTTTGATTCCATCTTCCGATGGCTTTTGTTCTAAGGCACGTCTCAATATTTCAATACAACAAGAGACTGATTTACCACTACCTACTGGTCCACGAAGCCCACGAAAAAAAGACGTGTCTTTCATGAATTGTTTGATTACGTCGCCGTCTGGCTTATAGGTTAACGATGTCATGGTCTACTGCTAGTTTGTAAAGCTTCTCTAATGTGACTGGATTCAAGGCTTCTAATACCCTATCACACTCTCTATCTGTCAATCCCTCTTTAGGTAGGTCTTTCATATGAGTTAATTTAACTGCAATTCGCAATTTTTTTAAAGCACCATGGTTGTATTTTCTTAATTTTTCTATGGAATGATAAGCCATTAGCTATCAATTAGTCCTGAACATAGCTTGGTAGCTTGTTCTAGTGAATGTCCTTTGAGCATTTTAACCTCCAAACATTGTTTCATTCTGGTGTTTCTGTACTCACGCTTTTCTTTTGCTAGATTTTTTTCTATTTCTTTTGCTCTTTTCTTGTTCTTTTCTAAGCTCATCTCTCCTCCTCTTAACTGCTACTTGTCGTTGAATTCTTAACATCTCATATAAAGCCCTTAAATAGGGTAAAATCGCTGTTTATTTTGAATCATGAGTATTGGTACTAGATGACTGTTGTTTCTTCTTTTTAAGGTCTTCTTTGTACTTCTCAATCCTCTTATCCATTTCTTGTTGTTTTATTTTTCTATTAATGTATTTGATGTCTACCATTTTTTACAACTCCAATATCTTGCTGTTAGTTTATCTTTAGCAGTAGCACACTTATGCCTTGCTCTAAATGATTTCCTACGTGCTGGTTGATCTTTTTTTATTGTCATATTAGCGTCACCAAACCTAATCAATCTAACCTTATTGCCTACCTTGGCAAGTACAGCAAACTTCTTTGTTTTGGTTCTGGAACGTTTTGGCTTATTGTAACCAGAAAATTTTTCACCTGCTCTTTCAATCATGTTCTAGCATATGAGGGTTTAGGTCCCTTGTTGGATTTGGCTTGTTTGCGCTTTACAGCACCTCTGCGCTTGGAAGCTGACATGCTTCTAGCTTTAGCTAAAGGCACGCATTTTGGATACTTTGATCTTTTCTCACCCTTTGACCTGCCACAAGGTGGGAATGAACCGTCAGAACGAGGGTTAGCAATGTCAACCCACTTATCTTTTACCCATTGTTTAAGACCTTTTTTTGCCACTCTTTTTACCTTTCGGTTTGATTCTACCAGAGCAAATACCAGCTGCATACATATTCGCATAAGCAGACGGATATACTTTGAATTTCCTTTTCGCAGCAGCTTTGCCCTTTGCACATAGTTTAGCCATAGACCCAATATATCATAACGAACCTTGAAAGGAAATATTGTGTGTAAGGGTGGTTATATAAGTAGTCACGGCTGGTTTTTAAGACCCCCCTAGTCCCACAAGGCACAGACAGTACTACTATTCTCATGACTAGGTGCGGTCTGAAACCAGTCCGTGTCATTCTAATGTGCGAATGCACATGCTATTGAGAATCGAGGACACATAAGTCCGAGTATAGATGAGTGTACGCAGTACGCTAAGTCTAAGAGAGGTCGATATTGATAGACAGTTCCCCAGCAACTAGATGTTGATGTTTGTCTGGTGCTTTGAATCCTGCTCTATCCAGTATATCTTTGCTTGCTTCTAGCTGTACATACTCTGAACGGGCATTCGCACTAAGTGATTCTATCTTATGCAGTGCCTT